CTGCGCGTACCGCGGCCTTTTAGAGAAACGTGCAGATTTTTTTCAAAAAATATTGGAGACTACATGAGCAAAAAACTACAAGCAACCCAAGACAAAATAATCAAAGCGCTCAAAGCGGGCGCGACAATGCAGATTGCGGCAGACGTTGCCGGAGTCGGACGATCAACAATTTACAAATGGATTGCGAAAGGAGAGCAGCCAAGAGCACAAAAATTATTCAAGACCTTCGCAGAAAATGTCAGAGCTGCCGATGCTCATGCTGCAATGACTGCGCTTGAGACGATCAATCACTCTATCCAGGAAGGAGATGTCAAGTCTGCAATGTGGCTTCTCTCTCGGAGACATGGATATAAAAACGATGCACAGCACGCAATCCCCGAAGTCGAAGAAGAGACACAGAACAAAGCCGACTCTCTTGATTATCGGACCATGCTGACCATCCAAATATCAGAGCTCAAGCAGTCCATGACAAAAGCAAAGGACTCGGGATCATGGCAAGCATACGCAGCATTACAGAGACAGCTCGTGACAATGATGCAAGCACTGAAGGCATACGATGCAGAAGAGGGAGCAGTCGACGCGCATGAGAGAATGACAGACGAGCAGCTCATGAGCGAGATCGTCAACACGATTATTGCATTGCCTCCAATCTTGAGACAAAGAGTACAAGCTGATCTGCATTCTCTTGTCGGCTCAAATGTCGTTGCACTCAAGAAGGCTTGATATGTGGGAGGACTTGAGAGACTACAAAATATTAGAAGGCGATTGCATCCAAAAAATGAAAGAGCTCGAATCTTGCTCAATCGATGCAATCGTGACTGATCCTCCTTATGGAATCGGCTTTATGAATAAGAAGTGGGACTGCTCTGTCCCCGGTCTTGATTGGGCTAGAGAATGTCTGCGAGTACTGAAGCCAGGAGGATACATCATCGCATTCTCTTCGACTCGCACAGTGCATCGTCTCGGAGTCGCGATTGAGGATGCAGGCTTTGAGATACGAGACACGATAAACTGGTGTTACTTCTCTGGATTTCCAAAGTCGCACGATATAAGCAAAGCGATTGATCGTGAGGCAGGGGCGGTTCGTAAGGTTGTTGGTGTAGATCAGTCAATAGCAAGAAGTGATAAAAAGTCTATTGTGTATTCTAAGCATCAAGGCCAAAAGGGAGAGATAACAATTCCAGCAACAAAAGACGCGCAAAAATGGCAGGGATACGGGACAGCACTCAAACCAGCAATAGAACCTGCAATCTTAGCTAGAAAGCCAATCGAGAAAGGATTGACTGTTGCACAGAATGTCTTGAAATACGGGACAGGAGCAATCAATATAGATAATTGTCGTTTTGGTTATGGTGATCCGTGTTGGGTTGGGCCTCAAGAGCAAACACTAACAAAATTAACAAAGCCTAAAAACTTTTACGAGGTTGGAAATACTCAAAGCAATAATTGGAATGGTGAGATCATACAAAACAATCAAGGCCGTTGGCCCGCAAACCTGTTTCAATGTGCAAAGCCGAGCAGAGCAGAGAGAGATGCAGGACTTGAACATCTGAAGAGACGAACAGCAAAGAGCAATATGTGTCTGAATGACGGACAAGGAGAGAGATTCGACGGACGAGAATCTCCAGAGGTTGCAAACTTTCATCCGACAGTCAAGCCGATCAAGCTCATGAGATGGTTATGCAGACTCATCGGAGGACAGAAGGGAGCAACGATTCTTGATACTTTTTGCGGATCGGGCACAACAGGATGCGCAGCAATACTTGAAGGATACGACTTTGTCGGGATTGAGATAACGTCTGAATACTTGCCAATAATCAAAGGTCGTCTTGATTGGGCAAAAGAAGAATACAAGAGAGAGAATGCACAGCTTAATCTCTTTGAGGATGCAGTATGAGAATCGTTGATCTTGATGTCACAACCTTAGAGGGGCAAATCCTTTATATGCTCGACAAGGTAGCGACAAAAAACGCTGCTGTGACTGCGCTCACTATGGAGCTGGACAAAGACAAAATAACGCTCCGCAACTATCTGCATATATATAAGCAGACAGTGACAGATCTTCAAGTCGACGATCTAATTGCAGCAATCATCAAAGACATGTTATTGCAAGAAGATGACATCAAGCTGGTCTTTGATATGGACGGAGAATCATGGATACAGTGCATCGAAAGAATAAACGAGAGGAATCAATCAAAATGGTAGAGATTATCCTTGCAGGTTTGATAGGTGTCCTCTTGGGAGTCGGAGGAGCAAAAGCACTCGAGAACAAACAGCCAACAATCGAAGACACAACAGCAACGAAACAACAAGAAGTAATCAAGCAGCTGACAGACTTAGACGTGATCAAAGAGATCTGCAATCCTGAGCAGACGAAGACACAAGAAGGACTTCTGCTCTGTCGTGAGATGACTTGTCTTGTCTACTCAAGAGGAATCGACTCGCAGACATCCGGCAAGCAATGCGAAGAGATCAGCAATATACAGAACACGATGTCAATGATCCAATACTGCAACGAGCAAGGAGACGGCACACTCTGTACTGATCTATTCTGGAGACGCAAATGAATAGTCTCGGAGGAATGGCGCAGCGTCTGACATGGTTGCGAAAGAGAGCAGAGAATGATCCTTTGAGATACTTCTCTCCTACTCCTCCGCAGCGTGATTATCTCGCAGACAAAGCTCCAATCAAAGCACTGATTGGAGGGAATCAAGTCGGCAAGACACTAGCGACATGCGCACTGTTACTCTATCATTGTCTCGGACGGCATCCGCACTACAAAACAGATCCTCCTCCGATAGAGGCCTGGCTCATCACACACTCGCACGAGCAATCTCGGACGATACAACAGAAGTTATACGACATGATCCCGAAAGAAGAGCTTGATCCGAGCTGCGAGTTTGTCAGAGGCAAAGGATTTCGCGGTCTTGCTCCTCTTGTCAAGTTTACAAACGGATCAATCATTCGCATCAAAACAGCGAATCAAGGACTAGGATTGGCATCTGCAACGGCAAATCTTGTGTGCATCGATGAGCCGGTCGATCAGTCTACATTCAACGAGCTTGTCGCGCGTACTTCGCGAGGAGGCGCAGGAGGCAAGAGAGGGACAGTCGCAATCTCGCTCACTCCAGTCGGTGGCGTAGACGTGACATATATCAAGGAGATGATAGAGAGAGGACTCATATCTGCACATCGTGCTCCCTTGACTGTCGATGCAACGACTCCGATAGGACTCCCGAAAGGATTCCTGCTGTCACAAGAGCAGATCGACAAGATCACAGAGGCCTATCTCCCTTACGACAGAGAAGCTCGTATCAATGGCTCTTTTGACGTTGCTCCGATCGGAGTCGTCTTCGAAAACTTCTCCGAAGATATGATCAGCTCGCAACCTGTCCCGAGAGGCGGAGACTATCGCTTCTGTGTCGGTATTGATCATGGATCGAATCCAGGATCACAAGTCGCGATTCTCTCTTGTGTCGATATGCGAGATCCTCAGAATCCGAGGATCTTCGTGCTCGGAGAATATACATCAGGACAAGCTCCTCCCGAACATCATGCACAAGCGATTCTTGAGATGCTCAAAAAGTACGGAGTCGATCCGAATCTTGCCATCTGGACAGGAGACGGAGAGCACAGAGGCCGCGATCAGTATCGAATGAGTAACATTATGTTAATGAGAGCTTTCGAAAGCATTCTCGGCTATCCTCCGCGCGGTCTACCGTTCACTGTACGACGAGCAAGAAAAGGACGGCATTCTGTGTATTTTGGTGCTAGTATATTGCATGCAATCATGTCAAGAAAGCATTTCTGGATTCGTCCTGAATGTGCGCAGACGATAAAATCAATCCAGAGCTGGACGATGAAAAGAACACAATCAGCAAGATCCCGAGATCCTTACGGACACGCAATCGACGGTCTGAGATATGGACTGCTTCCGATTCTGGACTATAAGCCAACGATTCCCCAAAAAATTAAGGTGTACTAATGCATATCAACAACGTACCGCCAAAACCGCAAGCTCCGACAGACTCCGATCAACGAAGATGGGAGCACTCCGCACTGAGACGAAGACTGCTAACCGGACTATGGGAGCAAGACTTAGAAGACGAGCTGCTCCGACATCTGCCGACAGACAGAAGAGAAGCTCTTGGGCCTTCTGACTTGTCCTCTTGCGCAATCGAGCAAGTAACAAGACAGCTCGCGATGCTCTATCATTCAGAACCAAACATAACCGGAGAAGGAGACATCTCTGAGCTCGTCGGACGTGATGGATATGTATCAAAGGCAGGATACTTTCAGCTCATGCAGAAGGTCCAACAGATGACTCTCGGTATTCGAGAAATGTTTGTGCGCGTCGACGTTGCTCCTCATATTCCCGGAGACGTTGCACGAGTGCCCGGCCTGTCCTTTCGTTGTGTCTCTCCTGACTTTGTAGTGTGCGCAGCGTCTGAAGATGCTCCCGACATTCCTCTATATTATCAAGAACTACGTCTGCGAATGAATCCAGAAAATGGCGAGGCTATCTGGGTTTGGGACATTCTAGACATCAGAGATCCGAATGCTCCTTTGTTTGGCATGTTCGAAGCTACTCCAGCCGGAGGAGTCGGAAAGGATATGAGCGAGATATACATGGGACATGAAGCGATGCGAGGAGACTCATATCCCTATCGCAGCAAGGAAGGAGTCCCGTTTCTCCCTGTCGTCTTGTATCATGCCGAGAAGACAGGACAGCTCTTTAACGCTTTTGACGCTGCACAGCTTGCATACGGTTCTTTGACAGCAGCAGTCCTCTTCTCGTTCTATGTGCATTGTGTCCGAGACAATAGCTGGCCGCAGAAGTATGTAGCAGGATTGCATCTTGCAGGACTATCCCAACTAGAGGGAGACTTGACAGGACGCAGATCTGCAATCTCTACCGATCCAAGCTCTATCTTGATGTTCCAAACAGATCCAGACATGCAAGGACAGCCGCTGATCGGTTCTTTCACATATAGCGATCCCGAGAAGCTATTAGAGAGTATCTCAAAGTATGAATACAGAGTCGCGACAGCAGCAGGAATCTCTTCCGAAGTCTTGAGACAAAGCGGAGATCCGAGATCGGGGTATGCACTTAGTATTTCACGCGACGGACAGCGAGAAGCACAGCGCAGATATGCTCCTGTCTTTCGAAGAGCAGATGAAGAGATGCTGTCTAAATGTGCGATGCTGTGCAATCGTTTTTTGAATGCCAATCTTCCCGAGACAGGATACAGAGTCGTATATACTCCTCTCGGACTTTCCCCGGAAGAGATGAGAGCACAACGAGAAGACATCATCCAGAAATTAAGCGCAGGACTTATCTCTCCAGTCGATGCAATGCAGATCATGAATCCCGATCTTGATCCAATCGAAGCAAAGCAGGAGCTCGAGAGAATCCGAGCAGAAAGAGCTCAATACTCAATCTAACCTCATAGGAGACTACAATGACAGAGATAGAAAACGAAGGACGTACTTATGTCCTCAAATCAGAAATGGAAAACATCATCAAAGAGAGAATCGGCAAGGTAGCAACGAGAGCAACGACAGCCGAGAAGGCACTGGAAGAAGCACAGAGCAGACTCGCAAAAGCGGAGAAGGCAATGTCTTCTGTCGACATCTTGAATCAGCAGCTCGCAGAGATGCAGACGAGACTCCAGAGCTCCGAGCAACGATTCGAGCGATACCAATCTATATCCAAGCATGGACTGACTGATCCCGATCTTGTGGAGGCGATAGAATGGAGCTTTGAGCGTGCGCAAAAAGGTAAGAGTGACAAGGAGCGACAGACTCTCTCAGACTGGCTTGATCAGCAAGTAGAGAATCCAGAGACAGCACCGATAACCATCCGTCCACACTTGCAAGCTCTGAAAATGATCGGAGAAGACAATGCAGAGCCTGGAGACATGCAAGAAGCATCGACAGCATCACAACTCCAGTCTCTCGGAGAGTCACTTGAGCCGAGAGAACAAGCAGCAGCTCCGAGAGCAAACGTCGGAGCAATCCCAGCTCCTGACTCTCCGGGCTTTCTTGATCGTGCTCTCAAAGATCCCGAGTTTTATGCAGCCAATCGTGACAAGGTTATGCAAGCATGGAAAAATCGCAACAGGAGACAATCATGAGCGAAGATCTTCGAAATCTAAACGTATATCCTGCATTCTACAACTTCACAGCAGGAGACACAACAACGACAGAGATTCTTCTCCCTTCTCCGGCTACACAGATCAGCCTCGGAGCGCAGGGAAAAGAGATCTATGTCTGTCGCAACGGGGCCACAGACGGAGGAGCAATCCCGACTCATAAAATGACAGTCCCACAAAGCAATTATATCGTGCTCAGACTCGGACGAGGAAAGAATCGTCCTGAGTCGATCTTCGTTGCATCGAAGTCGGGCAATGCAGAGATCTCGATAGTGCTTGAGGAGTTATAGGTGTGTTCAGGTTTGCATTTTTTATCAACGAGTCAGGCGGCACAGGAGGAGACATGAAACAAGCAGATCTTTCTTCTCAATGTGATGGTTCAAATACGTCTTTCGAATTGCCCGAAGAATATCAGGCAGGATCTCTCAGAGTCTACTATAATGGTGTCCGACAAGTAGAAGGAGAAACGTTTAGTGAGCACAACTCAACGACATTCACGACGACAGACTTCATCCCCGAGACAGGAGATTATATCACTGTCGACTACATTGCAGAATCATCGACTTAACAGTTTCTGGAGACTACAGAAACGCGTAATAAACTAACTACTATATAGGAGTATCTCTCATGGGATCAGTACAAATTAAAGGCGGTCAGATAGTCGACTCGGCTATTATCGCCGCCAAACTCGCAAGCAATGCTGTAACATCAGCAAAAATATCAGACGGAGCAATCACATCGGGCAAGCTCGGTACAAGTGCAGTATTGACTGCAGCTCTCAATGACGGAGCTGTCACAGCTGCAAAACTCGGAGCTGCATCTGTAGAATCTGCCAAGCTCGCAGACGGAGCAGTATTGACTGCCAAGCTCGCTGACGGAGCTGTAGACTCAGCCAAGCTCGGAGCGGCATCTGTCCAGACTGCCAAGCTCGCAGACTCTGCTGTATCTGCTGCCAAGCTCGCAAGCTCTGCTGTAGAGACTGCAAAGATCAACGACGGAGCAGTAACAACTGCAAAGATCGCGGCTGACGCTGTAGACGCAAGCAAGCTCGACTTGACCGATACTTATGACTTCTCTTCCGGTACTTTGCAGGTCGGCACTCCGAGCAATGCAAACGACGTACCCAATAAGAGCTATGTCGATTCTGTTGCAGCTGGATTGTCTGTTAAGGAAAATGTCCGAGTCGTATCTGACTCAAATGTTGATATTTCTTCAGCTCCTGCAAGCATTGACGGAGTCAATCTTTCAAATGATGATCGTGTTCTTTTGATCGGCCAGACAGACGGTGCTGAGAATGGTGTCTATGTCTTCGCTGGTGCCAACAGTGCAATGTCTCGTTCTACAGATATGGATGCAGGCGACGACTTTCCAGGAGCATTTCTCTTTGCTCTCGAAGGTAACACATACGACAATCAAGGCTTTGTCTGTATCAATGACACAGCTCCGACTCTCGGATCAACAGACATCGACTTCCAAAGATTTACCGGATTAGGCTCCGTGACCGTCTCAGGCGGTTTGGAGAAGCAGGGAGACGACATCTCAATCGCAGACGGAGGAGTCACATCTGCAAAACTTGCTGACGGTTCTGTCACTTCTGCAAAGATTGCTGACTCTGCTGTATCATCTGCAAAAATCGCAGACAATGCAATCTCAAATGCAAAGATGGCTGATGACTCTGTCGGAGCTGCTGAGCTGATCGATGGTTCTGTCGGATCTGTTGCTCTTGCTTCTTCTTCTGTGCTTGAGGCAAAGATTGCTGACAATGCTGTAGCGACTGCAAAGATTGCTGACGGAGCTGTAACAACAGCAAAGATCGCGTCTACTGCAATCGATTCCTCCAAGCTCGCAGACGATGCTGTCACAAATGCAAAGATGGCTGACAATGCAGTAGACACTGCTGAGCTCGTAGACGGAGCAGTATCATCTGCAAAGCTCGCGACTTCTGCAGTATCTTCAGACAAGATTGCCTCTGCTGCTGTAACATCTGCAAAGATCGCAAACGGTGCTGTCGGGACTACTGCTCTCGCTGACTCTGGTGTAACTAGCGCAAAGCTCGCAAGCTCTTCTGTGACTGCTGGCAAGCTCGGAATCACTTTTGCACAAGAGGGAGCACAGATCTCCGGTAGCTCTACAACTACTATCGATCTCGCTCAGACTCTTCCAAGCAACAGCATCAACTCTGTTCTCGTATTCAAGAATGGTCTGTCTCTTCGCAATATGACAGCTCTCGGTGATACTGCCGCAGACGAGGACGAGTTTTCTGTATCTGCGAATGGTGGATCTGGAGGCGTTGCTCGCTTGACTTTCGGCTCTGCTCTTGCTGATCAAGATGGTCTTATCATCTGGTACTGGTACTAAGATTTAAGGTTTCGTACTGTGTAGCCCGGCCCGATGTGGTCGGGCTTTTTTTATGCTATAAAAAGTTATACACAAGTTATACACAGGCTATGAATAACTTTATACACAAGTTATACACAAGTTATACACAGGCTATGAATAACTTTTTCAGAGGGTGAATCATGGCTAAAGCAAAGATACAAAAGAAGTATACTCGAGGACTCGGAGAGAGCACAGCTGCGAGACGTAAAGCCGAGTTTCGCAAGCGCATCGAAGGGAAGAGAAGCGGCTCTGCAAGATTCGAACCTGTAGCCGGAGACACGAAGAAGACAAGGCCGAGCAAGTACACGCTCAGCGCATCCAAGCTCCGAGAAGAAGTCCGAGATGCTACATCAAAAATGAAGAGCGGAGATCAGCAAGAGCGATTTATCGCAGGAGTCGCAAAAGTGACAGGGATCTCCAAAGGAATCATTTCTCAAGTTTACAAGAGAGGTCTTGCTGCTTGGGCTGTCGGGCATCGTCCGGGCGCGACTCAATCGCAATGGGCTCGGGCTCGTGTATATTCATTTCTGCAAAAAGGTGGAGCTGTGACAAAGGGGCCTGATCGGGAGTTATATGATCAGGCAAAAAAGCAGCTAGAGAAGAAGAGCTCTGGATTCCGTCTTCGTTAAGGCGCTTACATGCTGCAACAGCTCTCAAGTATTCTCCTTTACTCATTCCTCGTCTCTTCATTGGTTCAAATACAAAGTCTCCGTCAATATATCGAGCAAAAATGTCAATCATACTTGCACTCTCCTTTTTTATGCTATACTAGGAATGATACAGCGGGGTACGGTCGCACCGGTAACAGCAGAGCAGCCCACAGCACTCTCATAATATAACCCTAATGAATGGAGGCCTCAAATGGCTACAGTCGATCCGATTCGTTTTTCCAATATGGAAAATATCCTAAGATTATCAGCAATGATCTCACAGGAAATAAATCTCCTCATAAAAGATAATGCAAACCTAAGAAATACTCCTCTTTTGAGCTACCAAGGCTCTATCAATGGCCTCGGCACAGATACCGTCCGTGTACGTCTTGCCGGTCTTGATGGCTACGACTCAATGGCTGCGGCGACTTCTGAAATCTCAGACGAAGCATCAAATACAACAGCATTGACAATCAACTCTGCCGATCTTGTTGCAGCTCGTCAATACATCATCTATGAGATGAGTGATCTTGCTTCTATGACTGGATTCGGAGGAGCAGACATTGATCCTTTCCGTATCGCTCAAAGCATCGCAGGATCTTACGAGGCGCGCTTTGCTGAGCTCACAGGAGAAGCTGCAGCAGCTTTCACAACTACAGCCGGAGCAAATACAACTACTCTCAGTGTAGACGATTTCTTTGATGCAATCTTTGCTCTTGAGCAAGCAGACTCCGGTTCCGGTGCTCCCGGTCCTTACGCTTGCGTACTTGATCCAAAGGCATTGACAGAGCTTCAAGACTCTCTTCGTAACGAGACAGGAAATGCTATCTCTCGCATGCAGTCCTCAATGTCCATGCTCGAAGTTAAAGGCGAAAACTTTGCCGGTAATTTATTCGGGGTGGATGTCTACAGAAGCAAGTACGTCAAAGAAAATGCTTCTTCTGGATATGACAACTATATGATCTCTCCGATGGCTCTCGGATACGTAGACGGTATTCCTGCAGGCGTACAAGGATCAGCCGATCTCATGTCTATGGGAAAGGTTGTAGTAGAGTTTGATCGTCGTCCGATGTCTGCTTCTACTTTCATCGTGGGACATGCTTATCTCGGACTTGGTATCATCGAAAACGCTCGCGGAGTCAAGCTTCTCTCTGCACGCTAAAAAGATTCGCTTTGTTGGGAGACTTCAGGATTTATTTCTGTAGTCTCCAAATTCTGCGAGTCTCCCAACTCTTTTTTATTGGAGACTACAAATGGACTACACAAACTATTCACAACCTTGGGAAGAGAAGACGCAAACACAGACGCGTATCCCAAAGAAAGCAAACAGCCGATTTCTGTTTGCACACAATCCCGAAAACTGGGAGCTCAAAGTGTTCGACACATACACAACAGGGACAGATGGAAAGAAGAAAAAAGAGAAGATTCCTCTTTTGCTTCCTGTCTTGTCTAGTGTATCCGAGACTCCCGGTGTCAATGGGACCAGAGCAGTCGGAGGACGCATCGACAGCTCAATCATGAGAACACACATGCAAGATCAAGGATGGACTCTGCTTGATCCCGTCAAGCATGACTATATGCGCGTATATCCTGCGCACAAAGGTAACTATCACACATCTAAATGGATTCGTCTTGAAAAGGTAGGCCGGAGAGTTATCGAGCACTTTGATCAGGACGCTTTTGATCAATGGAGACTTTCTCTCATGAGAGAAGGAGCACTCAATCCTCCGCATCCACAAATAGCAGCTCTCAGACTGATCAGCATGAATCGCGCGATGAGCAGACTAGAGAGAGATCAACATATCCCCGAAGTAGCAAACAGACTCAAGTCAAAGCAGGAAGAGCTGCGATTAACAAAGAAGGCAATCAAGCGAGTCGAAGATCTCGGAGCTGGAGCATACAATGTCCGATAGCAACAAAAGAGCAGCAATCGATCGAATCGCTCAGAAGGTCGCACAGCAATCTAACATCTCACATACACAAGCTCGCCAGATGGTGGTCAAACACTTGACACGAGCAGAACAAAAGAAAAGGAGTCAATAATGGCATTTACAGACAAAGCAGAGTTTAATGTCCCTCGTCACATCGTCCAAAAGGGCGGAGTCAATCCTGAGACAATAACAGAGAATAAGACTTTGACATACAAGGATTCTCAGTATCAACTGCTTAGAAACAATACAAGCAGCCTAGACTGTATCCTCCCAGACTACAAAGACGGAGCTTCTTTCTGGATCAAGAATAGAGCATCCTCAACTCATAACATCGTTGTTAAAGATGTAGACGCAAACACAATCGCAACACTCTCAGCAGGCGAGGGAGTGCTTTGTGTATCTAATGTCTCCGCTTGGTGGGATGTCATAAAGGGATAATAATCGATGTCTTCGTCTACTCCATACGCGGCACAAATACGAGCAATCGAATTACTCGAGAGAGGGAAGGCTCAGACTTCTGAGCTTAAACTCTATCGGGATGGTTCGCAGCTCGTGCCAACTGCCGCGACATATACTCTCATCAAGCCGACTGGATCAGACTTGATCACAGGACAGACTGCATCGATTGCTCCGTCTGGCACTGTGTCTTATGCGCATTCAGCCGAGCAGCTTGCAGACTCCGAGCATCTCGGAGAGGGATATGTGCAGGAGTGGACCGTCACGATTGACGGAGACGAGTATCTCTTTCGTCGTATGTGCGCTCTCGTCAGACGAAGACTCTATCCTGTCGTCTCAGACATAGATCTGACTGCGACATATTCAGATCTTGCAAACGTCCGTCCTTCTTCGCTCAGTAGCTATCAACAGTATATAGATGATGCTTGGTATCAAATCTTGCGCAAGATTCGGAATCGTGGGATGGGATACGAATACTTGATGATGAGTGCAGAATCTTTCTTTGAGGCGCATCGTCATCTGTCTTTGTATCTCATATTCCGAGACTTTCATTCTTCTCTCGGACAGAGCAACGGTCGCTATCTTGATCTCGCGAATGAGCACTATCGTCTCTATCGAGATGAGTTTGACCAGATCAATTTCATCTATGATACCGATCACGACGGAGAGGCAGACGATCCAAACAAGCGCACACGAGGACAGCCGACAATCTTTCTCAATCGTCCTGGAGAATACTATCGGAGACGGAGATACTAATGTCTGTATCAGTCAAAGAAGTACAACGAGCGATTGCAATCAAGATCGGAGACTTGTCAGGCTTCAGAGAGGTCCGACAGCTGCCGGAGCTCTTCGGACGTACACAGAACACTCTCGCGCATCTTGGCTTTTCTGTCGAAGTCTCAGGAAGTCAGCAAGCCAACGAGAGACAACGCATTGCAGTCGGGCTCTATGTCGATACGACAGTCCGAGTCAAGATTGCATATCGACTCCGTCCTCATGATCTCATCCTCGACTATGGCAATGCACTAGACAAAGAACAAGAAGTGATACAGGCTGTCATGAATCGCAACTTTGCGAAAGGGATCGAAGTCAGATTCCTTCGGGCTACTCGTCGCACTCCAGACTCGCAAGAATACCTAATCTCAGAAATAGAGCTGCAAGCTCTGCACACAATCGAACTAACATAACAGGAGCTTATCATGGCATACTCTACACTACCAAAGACACGAAGAGACGGAGTCATCACACTCAAAGACGGCACTGGCTCTCCTGTGACTCTTGAAGTCGCATACGAAGAAGGCAATCTCACTTTTGACACTCCCAAAGCTGCACAGACTGTTATCCGCGATCGTGGAACAATCAGCACAGTCAGAAAGGGAGACGATGAACCCACAGCGAGCGGATCATTCTCTGCATACTTCCGACAGTTTACAGACGGATCAGAAGCTGGCTCAATCCTTGACTTCATCAACCAAACAGGAAGCTATGCAAGCAACGTGTCCACAGGATCAAGCGGCTCTCCTTTCGTTGAGTTTTACTGTATCGATATTGAGTATCAAGTCGACGCGACAGCTCTCGGCGACGACGCTGCAACATCTGCGACTCTTACAAAATGTGTATGTACTGCGAGCTTTACAGAAGGCGATCCAAGCAGCTTCACAATCAACTTTACATCATACGGTGCTTTGACTTACGCATAGAGCATCACTGGAGACTACAATGAAAATCAACATCAAGAAGCTCGGGGGAGAGATTGATCTCTCTTCTCCTAGTCTTGCAACCTGTTTTGAGTTTGTGAGCTTATGGTCTGCTGAGACAGACAATGCAATGCTCGCTCGTCTTTGCGCAGGATCAATCGGAGTATGTCTTGATCATACTGCTCGGCTCCCCAAATACAGACCTGTTAAGCATCGTGCTTCTGACTATGGTCATAATTGTCTTGATCGTCTTCTCGAACAGGGAGTGACAGCATCTGTCATATATGAGGAGGGGATCAAATGTCTCTCCTTCATGTCAGCAAAGATCCCGACAGAGGCAGAGGTCGACGAAAGAGCAAATTTTTCCTCTACTCAAGAGCAGGACATCTCGACAGACTAGCTCTTCGATTGTGCCGATTCTGGGGACAGCCTCCGGGATGGTTTTGCAGCTTGCCGAGACAGACACAGACAGACTTGATTGCTGATTATATTCTTGAACACGAATCACAAAAAGACAGAGACGAGCGAAAAAAGAAGTATAATATACAACAAGCGAAACGTATCAAGGAGCGCATGACATGAGCAAAGTATTCTATAAATATGGGAATGCCGCGATCGGAGTCTCTGACGAGCTGGAGAGACTAGTCAATCAGCTTCTTGATGCGAATCCAATGATCAAGCGTACAATGCAAGATGCAGTCGAAGAGATATATCAAGAGGCTTATAGAGAGTGGCCGGTCAGAGTCGAGCCTCCAAAGAGCGAGAGATCGCTCATGATGTCAGAGGTTGCCAGACTACGCAGAGAAGGGAAGACGGGCTCTCAAGCGTACGCAATAGCCAAGGACATGGAGGAGCGCGGTAAGTTTGTTCCTGGAGATGCTTCGCAAGCAAAGATCTCGGACAAGAGTCAAGACTCAAAGAACAAGCTCGAAAGAGGAGTCATGATCGACGGTCCTGATCTTGTTGCTTTTGTGCGCAATACTGCTCCTTATGCTTGGGCAATCCGGACAGGACAGTATACACTGAATGATCTTGCATACGGTACAAGGACGAGCAATGAGCTTCTCTGGGCTCCAATGAAGAGAGCCGGAGACGAGCTTGTCGACGTACTCGCAGACGATCTCATCAATCAAGCAAAGAAGGCATAAAACAATGGCAGACGTTAATAAGAGCGTAGAGATAACGCTGAGAGCCAATCTCAAGCAGCTCGAATCCTCCCTAAAAGACATCCCTAATATGACCAAATCGGAGGCCCGCGCAATGACGCGTGCCTTAGCTTCGGAGTTTAACAAAGCACAGAAGGCCGCGAAGAAAGCAGCAGAAGAAAGCAAGAAGGCAGCAAAAGCGACAAGTGCAGCCTATGAGCAAAGCGGCAAGAAGATAGGAGCATCATTTGACAAAGTCGCTCAAGATGCAAAAGCGGCAGCACACGAAGTCAAGATCAGCTTTGAGGATGCAGCCACAGGATCGAATCAACTTGCAGAAGGGGCCGAGACGCTCGGGACATCTATGGGTGCGGCCACTCTTGCGACAGACAAGCTCTTCCCTGGACTAGACGAAGGAGCAAAGAAGGCTCTTGAGATGGCTGACGGACTCGCAACCGCAGCCGAGCAAGCAATCAAAGGAGGCCCGGCGACAATGGCACTCACTGCTGCAGTCGTTGCCGGGACAGCAGCGTATAATCTGTACACACGATCAACACAGCTCGCAGCAGCACAGCAGAAGAGACTCGCAGAGGCACAGAAAGAAGCGAACGAGAAACTTGACGAGCAATTCGGAATCGTGCAAAGCATCACAGGAGACTTTAAGGATGCAAACAGAGAATATCAACTCCTGACAAAACAGATCACACAGCTGGAGTTTGATCTAGGATCAGCTCGGGACCGATCAGCAGAAAAGACTCGGCAAGAGCTGGAGATCCAAGAGAAGAGAATCAAAGAGCAAGAGAGACTTGTCACAATACTAGACAAAGCACAGCAAGGAACATCAAAGCTATCTGCACAAGAGAGAGAGCTGCTGAATACAGCAATGGCGATCAGTGATAACAAGCTCGTGCAAAAAGGCATCGACGCAGAAGGAGTCACAAGTGAGCTCGCATTGCTGAAGTTTCGCGGAGAGCTCCTCGGCAGACTCCAGAAAGAGCGAGACTTCGCAAATGCAATCGTCAACCGAAGAGAGCAAGCACTGCAAGCAGAAGAGAAGCTCATCAAAGCAAAAGCAGAATACAACAAAGAAGCCGAAGAAGAAGAGGACAGACTTGAAAGACAAGCAGCTCTTGATGCAAAGAGACTTGAGAATCAAGCAAGATTGCAACAGATCCAAGCAGTCGGACAATCTCTTGCAGATCAACGAATCGCATCAGAAGACAGAGCTCGTAAAATCTTTATATCAACACTTGATCCACAGCAGCAGATCATCGAACAGACAAAGATGAGAAAGGAAGAGATCGACGAAACAATCGAGAAGATCAATCAAGAGATAGCAGGAGCGAAAGCACTCGCAAAGATAGACGCAGACAGAACAGCAGCCGCAGAAGTCAGAGCAGAAGGAGAGCGCACAATCGCAGCTCTCATCCAAGAGAGACAAGTGATCGAAGAAGAAGGAGAGATCAGACTTGACGAGCTTCGACAGCAGAACAGCGACAAGAACAAAGAGAGAATCAAGTCAGAGGACGAGCTTAGAAAAGAAGCAATGCAAAGACAAATGCAAGAGCTCAACATGCAACAAGAGGCGGTGATTGGGACTTTCAGAAATACAACGAATGCAATTGGCGCAATCATGAAGGCGACAGGACAAGAGAATGCAAATACAATCAAGGCTCTCTTTGAGATGAACAAGGTTGCTTCTCTTGGTGAGATTGCATTTAACACAGCAAAAGCGATCACAGCAGCACAGGCATATCCTCCTCCTTTCAACGGTATCATGATAGCCTCCGCAGTCGCAGCAGGAGCAGCACAAGGTGCTACAGTGCTCAGTCAAAGAGCTCCGGAGTTTCACATGGGCGGCATGACTCCAGATGAAAGCATCGCAGTCGTCAAAGCAGGAGAAGCAGTACTTGATCGGGCAACCGTCGACAGACTCGGAGGAGAGCCCGGAGTCAATCGTCTACAAAATGGACAGACTGGACAGCCCGAGGTTATAGTCATGAATCCGTATAAACACTTTGATCGATATATGACAGACAGACAAAGAGCAGGGCTCTCGTCAAGATCTGCAAGAAGAGGATACTAATGGCAAACGTTACACCAACATACTTGAGAGGGTTTCTTGTTCCTCTTGCTCTTGGCTTCGAAAATGTTTGGGATGCGCAGAGCTCATTCTCTACAGCAGAGGAGAGAGCCGGAGATCCCGAACCACAACAAAATAGCGCAATGCAGCTCATCGCCCAAGGGAGACAAAGCGGAGCGTCAGATCTGACGATAGAAACAAAATCTCCAGGCTTTGCAGGATATGGTGCAGGCTTTGTCTTCACAGACAACCAGACAAGCACAACCTTCGGACGAGATCCGCAAAATGCTTTATCCAGATTTCAAAATCTGAGATTCTCGACATCATCATCAAGCAAGTATCTCAATCCGTCAGCACTGGACACAGGAGAAGGAGATCTGCTCGTATCCTATTTTCATGATCTCAACTCTGGACGCTTTCTCAAAGTCGACACGCTCGGACAAGACGACTCGCAGAGCGTTGTGATTGTCTATCAAGAGGACGTATCAATCACAGGATACAATATATTATCAGACATGTGTATCTTACCAAATGGAAAGTATCTCTTGTGCTTGATTGCAGGAGACAGTAATACAGTCAACGTCAAAACCTTTGTCAGCGAAGACGGTGCAACATGGACACAGCGATCAGACAAATCTCTTGAAGATGAGATTAAGATCGGCACATCGACCGGATCGGGATCATCCTTTGATAATCACAATCCGCAGAGATTAAAGATTGAGCAGAGCAACGGAGTCATTCTTCTCTTGATTGAATCTATATGGAACAATACAAGCGCAACAAAGAGAAATCGCGTCCTGCAATATGCTTCGACCGATCTCGGGGGAACATTCCGAAAGATCACGACAGACTCGGAGATCGAAGATCACTCTTTTCACAGCATCGATCTCTATGCAGACAAAGGACTCTTTCGTGTCGGCTTTTATGGAGATAGGAACCCGAGCTACATGACACTGCCTTCTGCATTCACAAGTATTCACGCGATGCGAGCTGCCGGTGCTTTTATCGTTGTAGACGGTACAATCCGATCAGATGGTACAGACGACTACATGACAGGAGGGGATCTCTCAGTCTGGACGGACGAGGGAGCAAGTCATCATCTCATCGCAAGAGCTGCCAGTATCAATGCAGGAGACTTTCGGATATATTGGAGTCAGAATGCCATTGAATGGCGAGCAATGGGACAAGACATCAACGGAGCAGGACGAGCGGTTAGAACCGGAGACACAAACAGCCAGATCGAAACAATCAAAGCTGTCTCCTGGACGGGGAAGACTGTGCTTGTCGGAGAAGCAAAAGCGACAGCCGCAAACTATAGTATGTGCATGATGTCTTTCGGAGGATACTCCTCTGTGACTCTTCCTGCGTCAGCTCTTGCCAATAGCGCAATAGCAGAGTGGAATCGACTCTCGTATGCATATAACTATCCCGGACTTGATATCTTCTCCAACTTCACAGGAGTCAGCAAGACAGCAGTCGGAGGAGGAGAGTCTCTGACAAGTCTCGGAGTATTCAATCAAAATGCCGAATACTGGACAACGAACCCGAGCGTGTCGGGCATGCCTCTCGCAGACATCATCGACAAGGGTTTGATCGTCAGAGCTCGAATCCAGAGAATGAGCGGAGGCAACAATACAACAAATAACAGAGGAGTGCTTCTCAAGATTGACGACACAACCGAAGACTATGAGATCGAAGTCCGAGTCTCTCCGACAGAGATCAAAGTCAGAGACAATAATGCTTCGGCAGATGTTATTACAGTCGGCTCTTTGTCTTTGGATACAGTCGATATTTTGATTGCATTCTCTGGAGGCTCTGTCACAGTCTTTTATCGTGACATCGACAGCGAGAGCAATACAAGAACATGGATTGACGCAGGAACATACAGCAGTCTATCAGACGGAGGAGGAGGAGGCTCAATCTTGCAGCGCATCCGATGGGGACATCTTGCCTATTCTGGAGTAGGGACTCTCGAAACAAGCTGGAGCAGCGTATCTCATGCGCAAGGATTCCAAATATCAGAGCAGATACACGACTTTACAAATCCCGATGATCTCATGCACAGAGCATACCCAACAATCGAGCGATTCGCATGGACAGCAGACAATGTCTCCATCACGACAGCCAACGGTCAAACATTCCTCGGAGACGAATACAATATCACTCCAGACTCTGACTTCTCGATCAATAACGTATTTTATGCAAGCAGCCCGACTCCGAGGGTGACATGGAAGAGCGAAGCAGTCAGCTCGGGATCAGTGCCAGAAATGGACATCGCGCTCAAGCTTAATCCAGACACGAGCATCCACAAAGACGAAGTCTTCCCAAATGACATAATCGGGCTGCATCTCTCCGGGCACAACTTCCGACTCGCACGACTACAATACTACAGCTCGGGAACATGGACCACACTCGAGACTTTCGATGCGTATATAGAAACCGGAGGAGTCGTCAACGGTCGCACATTGACAGGAGTCAACACAGCAACCAATCAACCGTACTTCAGATATAACGAGTGCGCAGGATGGCGAGCTCGGATTGAGACTTCTCGAGGTGTCTATGAATGGAGGACAGTCGTCAGCAACTCCGAAGGAGTCTTCGGAGGCACAGCAACAGGAACAAAGCAAGCAGTCCTCAAGATAGACGAAGACATCACAGTCACAGTCTCACCAAATGAGATCGACTTGATCCCGAACAGCATGACACTTCTCGCCAATCTCAACGGACAAAAATTTGAGGCTCTGAGACTCAAGATCTTGAGCCAAGAGACTCTCGAGAATGACTTTCGAATCGGACTCATGCATATCGGAGCTGTAGTCATTCCGGGCAAGCAGTATCAAAGAGGACGTACAATCTCAATCTCGTCGGGCACAGAGACGACAGAGACACAGTCAGGAGTCATCTATGCTCGCAACTATCGTCCTTCTCGTCGATTGTTCCGCATTGCGTGGACAGAAGGGATCGACATATCCGAGATACAAGGTGATAATCCTGATCCTGATTATTGGATTGCAGACGCAGTCTCTGGACAGCCGATAGCAATTGCAAACGATGTGCCCGATCTTCTGCAAGGATTGCTTGATTATCTGCAAGGAGAGAAGACTCCGATTGTATACTTGCCGATGATCTCCAAAGGAGCAGACGCGAGAGAGCTGCTGCGCGAAAATGAGCAAGCTCTCGTCATGCTTGTCGGAGATGTTCAAGTCGAGAATGTGCTTGGAGACGAGCTTGTCACAGACGGAGGGGAGCTCATGCGCATCGCGACTCTGACTCTCCAAGAGGTGATCTAATGCGCTTGTATCCAATGACAGACTTTCTTGAGACGGAGATCTGCTTTCTTGCCGAAGTCGATCTCAAAGGCACGACATACAGATTCTCTTCCTTTCCGGTAGAGATTGAGCTTGACTCAGGAGGAATCGTCTTCTTTCCTGGACTCCTCGGAGATCCGAGCTTTTCCCAAGAGCTGCAAGAGATCGGACAAATTAAGCTGTCGACAAATAGCATCTCGATGTCGCTTGTCTTTCCTTTCAATGTCGCAGAGCGTCAGATGATCGGGAAGGGAATCGATAATGCAGTTATGACTCTCTCGTATATCACAATCAAGAGAGGAGTCGTACAGCAGACATACGAGGAGATAATCGATTTCTTCAGAGGAGTGATCAGAGAGCCAGTATACGGACATCCAAATGCAGAGCAAGGTTATTGTGAGTTTTCTGTAGAGAATGAGATCTATGTGAATGATACAAGCATCCTGAAAGCCTTAAATGGAGACTTGACACTC